TGCGGTTACTGCTTCACCTGGTGAATTGAACATCCTGGATGGTGCCACGCTTGATACTGCCGAGTTAAATATTCTTGATGGGGTAACGGCTTCAACTGCGGAAATAAACCTTCTGGATGGCGTTACAGCCACAACAGCAGAGATCAATAATATAGATGGCGTTACTAGCCCAATACAGCCACAGATTGACTTAAAAGCGCCAATAGCATCACCTACATTGACCGGCACACCGAGAGCGCCAACAGGCGCTGCTGGTTCTGGTGGAACTCAGATTGCAACACATGACTATGTCAATTCAACGATCCTGAATGTCTCACTGCCCGGTCAAGCAGGGAATGCTGGTGCGTTAATGCAGACGGACGGCACAAATGCCAACTGGACGAAAACAATAAATGGCGGAGTGGTAAAGCTTTTATCTGGTGGAGATATTGTTGGCACTACCGAGGCGCAGACTTTAACCAACAAAACCATAAACCAGAAAGATGCCTTGTTTACGCTGCAAGATGATGTAGACATAACCAAGCAGGCGAAGTTTGAATGTTCATCTATTGCAACAGGCACTACGAGAATAATCACGATACCTAATGAAAATGTAACATTAGGGGAGCAATCTAAAAGATTATTGCAGACATTTACGAGTACAGCGTTGAATTTTTGGGAGATACTCCCGACAACAATAGATAATAGCTATGATATATATGAATTTGAGTTCTGGGGAGTAACTTCCACTAGGACAGCAGGACCAGAAACAGTCGGAATGCAATTCAAAGCTAATAATGCCTATATAACTACCGGATATGCTTATACATCAACTTCATGGTCTGGTACTTATGCGTATGTAGATGATTTGCAAGCTACAAGTGCGACTAGCGGTATGTATATGTTCGGGGTAATAAAATTTTATATGCCATGGTCAACAACATTTAAGAAATTTGGATTTATAACTACTTCAAATGTTGAAGGTTTTAAAGATTCAACTAGTGTTATTGGTAGTTTTGGACATCAAACTTTATTGCCATTACAAGGATTTAAATTCCAACATTTTACTAGTGGAACATCATTATTTCCGACTAATGCAGTTGGCAAGTGGTATGGGCTGAAATAATGCCAATCGTGCGCGTTCCTAATTGCGGTTCTGTTGGTGTGATACAAGACTTATCACAACATGAGTTGCCAATTAACGCGTGGACTGAAGTGCAGAATATTAGATTTCTTGACGGTTATGCAAATCAGTTTTTAGGTCATTCTCAAGCGTATGGTACGCCTGCTGTCATTCCTTATCATGTTTTGCCGGTTATTATCGGATCACAAAGATACTGGATATATGCTTCTTTAACCAAGATCTACGGGGTAACAATCACCGCAGGATCTGCTGTTCATACGAATTTGACAAGGCAGACTGCTGCGGTTGATGTTGATTACGCCGCAACGCCAAATAGCTGGACAAGTACGGTTTTAGGTGGCATTCCGATCATGAATCCTGGTAACACCATCGATCCTCCGCAACAGTGGGATTTGAACACTGCCAACAATTTCACCGCTCTCAGTAATTGGCCTGCTGCAACCTATTGTAAGTCAATGAGAGCGTACAGGAATTTTCTTGTGGCGTTGAATATCACCAAGACATCAACAAATTTTCCGTACATGGTCAAGTGGTCACATCCGGCTGATCCTGGTGGAGTGCCTATCTCGTGGGACCCTGCTGATACTACAAAAGACGCTGGTGAGTTTGATCTTGCTGAAGGTTACGACCATATCATTGACGGTTTGCAACTACGTGATTCGTTGATCATTTACAAAGAATCTTCAGTATGGCGCATGGACTTCTCTGGCGGTCAGTATGTTCACCGCATAACTAAGGTGATGGGTATTAGCGGCGCAATGAACCGCAACTGTATCGTTGAGATCGACGGTTTTCATGTTGTGCTGACAACTAACGATATCATCGTGCATGATGGCGTTCAGGCTACTTCGATACTGGATAAACAGACCAGGCGCTGGTTATTCCAGCATATTGACGTTGATGAAACCTATCAGTGTCATGTATTTAAGAATCCATACTTTAATGAGGTTTTCATCTGTTATGCATCGATAGGATCGGCTTATCCAAATGCTGCGATTGTATATAACTACAAAGATAAAACAATAAGCAAACGCTCGCTTCCTAATGTTCACCATGCCAATTTTGGTCAGGTTGATACCACATTAACCGGCACATGGGATGCAGATCCTGATCCATGGTCTAGTGACCTGACATTATGGGATGGGCCGGAAGCGGTGCCGAATGCTGCGCGCGTACTTATGGGATCTCATGATCAAAAACTGTTCATGCTTGATTCATCAGCGTCTTTTGATGGTGCAATGCCGGATGCTTTTGCCGAGCGCATAGGACTGAATTTTGGCGCATCTGAGAAGATCAAGTTGATTAAGGGAATCCGTCCGAGAATAACCGGCAACGTGGGGGAAACTGTCATTGTTAAGGTGGGCAGTCAGAACGATCCTTACGAGGCGCCAACGTACACAACGATGACACACACTATAGGCGACACTGTGCGCAACAATTGCCTTGTTGCTGGCCGGTATAACGCTATTCGATTTGAGACTGGCACAGCGTTTAATTGGCGGATTGATTCGTATGATGTTGAAGTAGAGACGCTAGGGGATTGGTGATGAGGCCAGTCAACAAAAATACGATCTTTTACTCACCGGACACGCCGCCATTCAGGTCAGAAGAGTTGCATGGTTATTTAGAAAGAGAATTACAAAAAATCAAGGTGGCTATTGATTTGTTGGCTTTGGGTCATCTGGACAAGATCTATGTTTTGCCGGAGAGGCCCAGGGATGGTGATATTCGTTTCTTTGCTGAAAATATTACCCCAGGGGGATCTAGTGCGGGATTTTATGGATATTACGATGGATCATGGAAAAAATTAGGGTGATGCTATGGGCGTGATGACAGACTTATTCGGCGGCAAAACTAATACTAAAAGTTCATCGGTTCCTTACCAGAAAACCCGCCAATATTTAACGGGTGAGAATGGAGCGCCTGGGATCTTTGGCGAATCAGCCAGATTATATGAGGAAGGTGGCTTTACGCCTGAGATGCAGCAAGCGCAACAACAATATTTAGGTAAATTACAAGGCAGGCAGGGCAATCTAGGGCAAGTGGATTTGCCAGACTTCAATAATCCTGCTTTTGCCGGTAATGCTAACCAGGCTATGACTAATGCCGCCGCCGGTGATCCTAATGTTAATAATTGGTTAAACAAAGCCGCTGGCGATCTTGGTAAGGCTGCCTATGATGTTGCTGGTGGCGCATTTGACACAAAGTTCAATCCTGTTGCTAATATTAGTGCCCAGGATGTCAGTTTACAAGGGGCAAGACAAGGGCAGGGTCAGCTTGATCCTACCAAGTCACTAAGTAACTTGCTGACCGGCAATGTAACAAATCCTTACTTGCAGCAACAGGCTAATGCCATGACTGCAAATCTTACGCGCAATCTTAATGAAAATGTTATGCCTGGTATACGCTCAGAGGCGCTTGCATCCGGTCAGTATGGAGGATCTAGACAGGGGCTAGCTGAAGGACTAGCTGCTTCTCGATTGAATCAGGATTTGGCGCCTGCGCTAACAAATATGTTTGGCGGTGCGTTTGAGAATGCACAGCAACGCATGTATGGTGCTGCATCTGGTCTTAATGAACAGGCAGGGCAAAATGCAACGAATAATGCTAATAGGCAACTTGATACAAGTCAGTTTAATGCCAATCTTGGGTTACAGAATAATCAGCAGGCAATGGCTCAGAATCAGGCTAATCTGGCTAATCGTATGAAAGGCATTGATATTGCGCAAGGTGGTTTAGGATTGCTGACAGGTGGTCAGACTCTGCGCGGGAATGAGATTGGAATACAGGGTGGATTGCAGGGATTAAGATCTGGTGAACAGGGGATTCTAGGCAATCAGCAGGGTTTACAAAGTGGATTACAAGGTCTGTACGGTGGCAATCAACAACTGCAACTTGGTGGACAGCAATTGCAGCAAGGCCAGAACACATTGCAGGATCAAAATTACGCGCAGCAAATGGCCGCGCTGGGAATGCCACAAGATGTTAATTGGGGCAATCTTGGAAATTACCAGAATGTTATTTACCCAGGGGCACAATTGGGTGGTACGCAATGGGGTAGCACTAATACGCCAATGGGTATAGTTCCTGCGACACTTGGTACGATGTCAACGATTGCAGGTATGGGTAAGGGCGCGGGTCTTTGGGGTGGTCAGGTACCTCCAAAAGTTTAATCCTTTAATTAAAAGGTTTTTATATGGCTGATTTCTTCAATGAGAAAAACTGGACTGATTCCGGAACCCTTGCACTATTAGGCGCAGGGGCTGGGATGCTTGATCCTCGTGGTGGTATGGCTGCTGGCTTCAGTGGTGCAATGGAAGGGATGAGGGCTGGTCAGCAAATACAGCAAAGACGACTACTCGCGCAGAAACAAGCTGAGAAGCTTGAACGTGATATGGAAACAAAGCGGCAATTTGCTAACATCATGTCTAAATATGGTGGTGATAAGCCTAATTTGTCAGCTGCCCGCACTGAATTGCTTGCAACTGGCAATCCTGATCTGTTCGGGTATGCTGAATCGCTTGGTAAGGCTTTGCCAAAGGTCAAGACCACGGAAAGGGTATTGCAAGATGGTCAAGCTTACAACCGGCCAATCTTTGATACTGGCGAGTATGGTGCTTTAAGTGATCTGCCTGCGGCTGAGAAT